CAAAAAACCATTTTGAATGTATATACCATAATATGGCTGGCGGTTTATTTTCTGGGTCATCGCAAAACTTATTAAAATACTGTGAATTATTCAAGCAAAAAACGGAACAAATATATAGCGAAGAATGGTATCAAATAGATGAAGCCGTTATGACAATTGTTCAAAAAGAAAATCCGGAAATGTTTGATTTATTTTATGGCGATTACTCCGGAATAATATCAAACTATTTAGATCCAATTCACGATATAGGTTTAATATTACGTGGAATACAAAAATACATTGACGCAAATAAAACAAGAGAAGCATATAATATTTTATTTTATTGTGGTAAATATTTTGAAACGCACATAGAAGATGGAAATGCGTTTTTCTATATTCATCAACACCTCATCGTAGATTATTATAATAACGATAAATTAATCGTAGAAGGTGTCGTTACTTTGATAAATTTATTAAAAATATATAACCCTAACGATATATTACGTTTAATAGAGATTAATAAGAGTAATATTAGTTTTTATAAGAATAACCATCTTATTTTATAAATTTTTATAGCACAATAAAGTTTCAATGTAGGATTTATCGTATATACCCATTCTAGACGTTCTATCCCATGTGCTGTAGTTCATCAATACGCTATCATCATTTACAAAAATACTTAGACAGTATTCGATTGGTTCTCCTTCAAATTTAAATGGAGCCGAGTAACGCACCAAATTCATATTTGTGTCAAAAACGCTAATAATATGATAGTAATGCCTAGGTTGTTCATATGACACAATATGACCAACAAACCATATTTCGTTTTCTTCAATATTAATGGCAATGTTTCCATTATTATTGGTGCCTAAAACCTTCGAATAATTAAACCCACAAGTAGACCCTCTTACTTTAGAAAATATTCGCGGCATTTGTTTTGTTTCAACAACGTGAATATTATTATTTTCAAGTTTACATATTTTCAATGGATGCCAATCATAAATAACATGCGTGTCATTGTTGTAATCGACAAATATCCAATTCTTTTCGCAACCAGTATTATTAAACGATTGTTTTAATTCATTCACCTCTAGTTTTTTAGTATCAATATTGTATTCTCCAGAAACAATACCAATCTGATTATTCTTATGGTAACCGGTGCCTATATACATAAGTTTATTTTTATATGTATCGTAATAAATTCTTACGTCTTCAACGCCTATGTATAATCTTCCATCATAATCCAAATCCATAAAAAATTCCTTTTTAATATTAAATGTATTATCTAGTTCGATAAATTTATTTATTGTAATTATATGCTTGTCGCAATTGGTGTATTGACCGGTATTTTGAATAAAATAATTCACATATCTTACATTTAATTTATAACCATTTCCATCTACATTTTTAATCAAACAACTAGAAGAGGAAATCATTTTGGTTGATTCATTATTTATAGGGACCTCAATTGAATTATCCATAATAATCTTATGCTTTGACTGTAGAACGTGTTTATAAAATTTTAAGTTTGACAATAAATTATCATTTATTCCGCCATTGTTTGAATTATTTAATATTTGCACTACTTCATTATTGATATTTTTTACACCCAAATATAACGCTATAATTGAATATTCATAATAGATAGAATATGTGTATATATCGTTGTGTAAAAATAAATAATTGTCTCTATTTATATTTTGATCCAATACTTCCTTACACATTTTATAAATAATTCCACCTAATTTATGTTTTGAATTCAATCGATAATATTGTAACATTTCACATAGACCTTCTAATCGATTTGGATAATATTGGTATCCTTCCATCCAATAATAAAAAGCATCTGGCATTTTATCCATTTTTTTATAGCACAGACCAATTCTGTAATAACTATACCATATTTCTTGATCCCAACCTCCAAGTTCAATGCGTTTTTTATAAACATTGATTGCTTCTCCAAATCTACCGCTATCATGGTAACTATTTGCCAAATAAAAATAATAACGCTCATTTTTGGGTTCATTTTTAATTCCATCAAGAAGTAGTCTTATGTCACGTTCAAATTTATCACTTTTACATCCTCCGTCTCCAATATCTCTAATAAAAAGTTCATTTTTTTTTAATGCGGCAACTGAACTATTTGGTGGTATATCAATGTATTCATGAGTAACGCCAACGTATTTGTATAATCCATTGTTTTTTATAATCCTCATATTTTGATAATAAAAAGATTCATTACCCTGAAGAATATGAAAACAGTCAGCACCATATAGCATTTCTTTTTTAAATTCTTTTATTTCAAGCAACATATCAGCATCAAGCAATAATATATAATCAGACATTCCTACGCAAGATTGTAAAGCAAATGTTCTGTTATGACAAAAATTTTTAAAAGGTTCATGTACAATTTTTCCCGTTATATTTTTACTAGTAAAATATTCAGTAATCACTTTTACCGTATCATCTGTCGAACCAGTATCGCAAATACAATAGGTATCAATAATTGGTAAAACCGTTTCAAACAACCTGGTAATTATTTTACTTTCATTTTTTACTATCATGTTTAAACATATTGTAGGTTTTTTTATTTCTGTCAAAATCAGTTCCATAATTATAAAAAAATAATTAGTATTTAAATTATAATATATAATAAATATAATATATAATAAATATAAAATGGCATTTACCAGATTTAAATATGATGATTCTAGAACAAAAAAAGAATTACAACAATCAACCGATCAAGGTAGATGGATTTTAAATGTTCCAGGAAACGGTGATAAACCTTGTTATATGGAAGATCCGCAAATTAGAATTCAAAAATGGGGAGCGAATTTGAGAACAAATACAATCGATTTAGAAAGCGATTTGAGAGGAGTAAATAGAATTTTAACCCGTGATTGTTTAGGAAAAGATTATACAAATTATAATGTTCAGAATGAAGCAATAGAATACCCAAAATGTAATAATTTATTTACCGACCAATCTAGAGCAACGAATCCTGCATGGTGGTATCGCGATCTAGAGCAAGTAGATTGGTATTATCCTCCATTAAATCCCCAAGCAAATACTTGTCTTCCTTTTCAGAATAATTTAAGTACAAGAATTTTAGAAAAAGATTATTATACACCTAAGAGGGATTGTGTTATAAATGAAACAAATAACTATTTACCACCAAGTCATGATTTAATCAGATAGATATAAAGGACAAACTTCTATGTTCAACCTACTTATATTTAAATAATCACAAAATTTATTTAGTGTATTATATGAATAAAATATAATACTCTATATATATAAATATGGAAATTGCAATCCCATTAATAGCATTAGGTGGTATGTATGTTGTATCAAACCAATCCAATGACAATAACACAAAAAAAGAAATAAAACAACAAAGAACGGAAAATTATACAAACATGGGTATACGAAGTAATTATTTACCAAATACAAATATTCCCCCACAAAATTTTCCAGTTACAAATATAAATCAACTTGTTGACACGGTTCAAGAATATCCTAACCCTAATGCCGCAACAGATAAATACTTTAATCAAAACTTGTATCAAAAAACCGTAAAAAGCGGTTCAGGGTCTAGCAATATACCGGACGTTTATTCATTGTCCGGCAATTATTTAAAATCAGATCAGTTCAAACATAATACCATGACCCCTTTTAACGGTGGAAAAGTAAAAGGTCGCACGTATGATGTTAATATAAATGAGTCGGTTTTAGACAATATGATCGGTTCTGGCTCTCAAACGATTAAGAAAATTGAGCAAGCACCTTTATTTAAGCCAGAAGATAATATGCAATGGGCGTATGGTATGCCTAATCAAAGTGACTTTTATCAATCCAGAGTTAATCCAGCGACCAAAAATAATAATGTAAAACCATTTGATACAATAATGGTGGGTCCTGGTTTAGACAAAGGTTACGGAATTAACGGAAGCAACGGTTACAATTCCGGTATGGAGGCTCGCGACAAATGGTTACCAAAAACCGTCGATGAATTAAGAGTTGACACAAACCCCAAATTAGAATATGAGTTAACGAATCATGAAGGACCTGCGAATTCTTTTATTAAGCATACATCTGGCGTGGAAATTCTTGGACGTGTTGAAAAACAAAAGCCAGATACATTTTTCATTAATACTCAAGACAGGTGGCTTACAACAACCGGTGCTGAAAAAGGGGAAACATTAAGACCCATTCAAGAGATGGGCATTTTAAGGCGTAACGATATTGCTACCGAATATATGGGACCTGCTGGAGCGATTGACGTTAAAGCCACTACTGCTCCACAAAATTTTGAGAAATCGAAACGAAATCAATTACCGGTTATGGATATCAATCATTCTACCGCGGTAGGTCGAGGTCCTCACACAGACGGTGATAATTTTTTACGCAGCCACACAAATTATGAAAACAATAGGTCTACGGTTAAACAACCAGACTCGGTAAGAAGCGGATTTGGCGGTGCTATCGGTGCCGTTATTGCTCCAATTATGGATATTTTTAAACCAACCAGAAAGGATGAAACCATTAACAACATTCGAATTTATGGTGAAGCAGGACCCGCTGTGCCCAAAAGTTATGTATATAATCAACAAGATACTACTCCTACAACAGTTAAGGAGACGACTTTATATGCTCCACAATTCAATATAAATAATCAAAAAGAGGGGGTGTATGTGAATAATTATACAGCACCCGATAACACACAGAGAGACTCAACCAGTTGCGAATATTTTACGGCCGCGGGTGGTTATGCTACGGCATATGGCGATATGAATTATACAGCAGCATATAATCAACATAATAATGATATTAAATCACAAACGATAGTGAACCGACCGAATCAAGGTGGAACTCAAATATTTAATCAAACAATGAATTTAACTACGATAAAGAGTGATTCGGACCGTTTTGATGGAAGAGTGAACCCAGCCTACTCTAAATTATCTGGATTACCCCCTTCGGTTCAAACATATGGTGCTATTAATGTGCCACAATATTATAACGAGGGGCAAATGTGCGAAAGAATCCAACCAGATATCTTGAAGGCATTCAAGAGCAATCCTTACACGCATTCATTAACTAATTCTGTTTAAAATTAATTATCTCGCAAATTTTACAGTGTCAAACTTTTTATATTTTATTAATTACGTTCTATTAAAATATAAAAAAAAGGTTTCTAATTATAATAAGTTAACATGCCATTACAAATACATCAATCTATAAAAAATAAATTAAATTACTTTCAAGAAATACACAAAATTCCAAATATAATATTTCATGGACCATCCGGAAGCGGTAAAAGAACGATTGTGAATGAATTCATACATAAAATTTATGACAATAACAGAGAGAAGATAAAATCATTTGTTATGTATGTAAATTGTTCGCATGGAAAAGGGATTAAATTTATTAGAGAGGATTTGAAATTCTTTGCAAAGACGCATATAAACTCTAACGGTGGAAATATTTTTAAGAGTATTGTTCTTTTAAATGCCGATAAGTTAACGATTGATGCCCAATCTGCTTTGCGCCGTTGTATAGAATTATTCAGTCATAACACACGATTTTTTATTATTGCCGAAGATAAGTATAATTTAATGAAACCAATATTATCGCGTTTTTGTGAAATATATGTTCCAGAACCTACTCTAAATGGTGAAAAAATCAATTTATATAAATATAACCTAAATGAAGTGTTTAAATTGAAAGACGTAAAAACATATAGGTTAGACTGGCTTAAAAAGGAAATTTTAAAAACAATGAACAATAAAATAAGTTTGGAAGACCTTATGACGTTTTGCGTAAAATTATACGAACGTTCTTATAGTGCGCTTGATATTATGAATTTATTGGAAAACGGCAAATTTAATGAAGACGTAATAACAATCGAAAAAAGATACGAATTGCTAATAGCGTTTAATCGTGTTAGAAAGGAGTTCAGAAACGAAAAATTGCTTATGTTATTCGTTTTAAATTTTATGTTTTTAAATTTAGACGTAACTTTAGAAAATATCAGTTTTTTATAAAACGGTTTATATGAAAAAGTTATAAGTTTAAATTTATTTTTTTTAAAAAGAATATTTATTACATTATGGACGATTTTAACGTTAGTGCGCTTCACGAATCAAAAAACGAATGGGGGTCAAGACTCATTACAATTTTAACCCCTTTAGTAATTGATGGTTATAAATCTATTTTAGACGAATCCATAAAACTTTGTAAGGAAAACGGAGAAATGGATAAATATTTAATGACCTTTCAGAATTTAATCTCTCGAATCCCCAAGTGGAACACTCAAATTATAGAAACAGAAAGAAAAAGAATATGCGATAAATCCGGATGTTCTTATTTAGAAGATTTAGTCAGTTGTGTTCATATAATTCAACTTAAAATTTTAACGGCAATGCGAGTCGGACAAAAACAAAAAAAAATAGATATTAATATTCCAAAATTAGACGAGTTTATCCATAAAACGTATATTAATGTAGCCAGAAAGGTTTATAAGAATGTATATCTTTTTGAAGTAAATATTCAACCGTTACAAGTTCAAAAGAATTATAGAGAACTTGAAATAATTGTTCAAGAATGTATTTTGAATACATTGAGAGAGAGTATTCCTGTAGAAGCAATTTTAAAGGCGTATATGGATGAAACGGTGGAAGAAGACGTAAGAGAAGAAATTAACGAACAGATTATTGAAGAACCCATTAAACAACAAGTTGCCGTATCTAACGCTAATAATGGTTCAACAAATGGCGGAGGTGAAATTCAACCGTCAAACAGTCGTTTAAGTTTTAATAATATAGATTACGTTAAAACGGAAGACGGTACGGTTTCCAACATTAATGCTCCCAAAACAATTGAACGTCTAGAAGAAATAAGCGATCTTAGATATCAACAGAGAAAAATGGAGGATGATGGAGACGATGACAGTAATGCTAAACTTAATATATCGTCAGAATCGTTTACTTTAGATACTCTAGATATCCATAATATTGAAGATCCGCCTCTAGAATTATCTTTGCCCGATTTATTAATGGATGAAATCGAGGTTTTAGAATAAATTGCGTTAATTTATAAATAAGAAACTGCTATAATAATTTAGATGGAAAATATTTTTATTATTGCCGGTGTTGTATCGGTTGTTTTTTTAATTGCTAAATTTTTAGAAATGAGGTTTATTGAAAAAGAAGCGAAACCATTGAAGCACCTTATTCGTGATGCTCTTGTAGTATATTTTAGCGTCGTAGCAGGAAATTTTGTGATGGAACAAATAAATCCTGTATTTGAAGGGGGGAAAAAATTAACACCTGTATTCACGGATAACCCAGGGTTTTAAATTTTTATCATACATTTTTATTATATTGCGTTATGCGTTATAATAAAAACTCTAGCGACCCGTCCACACCTTGACAACGGCCTTTTCAACAGTGCCTTTTTTTAAGTTATTCTTATATTGTTCAAAAGAACCGCCCCATTTTTGATATTTCATTATATCCCCAAACAATGATTTTCTTTTATGTAAACCTTTGTATTCCGTATAAAATATACTTCCCATAATCCTCTCTAAACAACATCTATGAGGTCTTGTTTTTACTACGTTTACTAGGTTTTCTATTTTATATATATTATTTATTTTTATAAGAAAATTATGGTTGATATATGATTGCACGCCAAAACATCCGTACCAGACACCGGAATCATTAATATGCGACATTCCTAATATATTATTCTTTAATTGTAATTTTTCGTTTATGTGATTAAAATTGGTGAGTTTATTTGTTATTTGTAATGTGGTTACTAAATCTAATCTATCTGGATTAAAATGCCATAATGGAATAACATCAATATTTTTAACAATTCAAAAGGCATTCTCCTGTGGAAAAAAACACTGTCATGTAAAATAACGGCATTATCGAAATACTTGTTTTTTAAGAAATAATAATATGGTAATAACTCACCGCTCCCATGGAATTCCGATTGAACTATTTCTACATTTTCATAATTGAAATCGGATTTCAAAAACTCAGCGTTACTATTGTCGTCAATAATAACAATCTTTTTATCCGGGTATAATGATTTTAATAATTTCACAGAATGGTTCCAGTATTCATTCGTAATTTCGGAATTAACGTGTCTTATTATTATAAATCCATAGTCGTTCATAATAATATACATAAATATTTTCTATTATGAACAAAACTGTAAAAATTTGAAAGACTTTAAAAATATATAAATTATATAAATTACACACATGACGGAATATTATCTATATCAATAACATCAGACGGCATCTCTCCCTTAAAATTACTAAATGCCTTAAATTCTGGTCTCTCTAATTGTGCTTGAGGGGTATGATTATGGACACATCTTGCTATCATTTTGTATAATTTAAAGTCAGGATAACGGTCATCACCATTATTTTTATATAACATATTTATTCCTTTGTCATCTAAACACCATTCAACAATTAGACGTTTAATTGGGTCATCGCATTTGTCAAGGTCTTTAAGTTCATCTGTATCATCAATAACATAGTCAAATATGGAGCAAGCAAGACGGCATAAATCGAAACTATAGTTCGGCTCTAATCTGGGTTTCTTTTCATTTAAATAAGGTTCTGTATTATATTGGGTTGCCGCATCTCCGCCCGTCTGAAAACTATCGCTACAGAAAATCTTTCCATCAAATTTATAAATACTTCTACCAAAATCTATAATCTTAAATAAGCGACCGAATGTTGGGACCTTGTAATACGTCTTTTTATAACAATAATATATGTATTTTTTATCCGTTTTATTATACATAACGTTATTGGTATGTAAATCGTTGTGCGTGAAATTAAATGCCTTTTGGTAAGTAATTAAAATCATTATTATTTGCATAAAAGCGGAATACCATTCTTCATTTTTTAATTTATTATTTAAAATAAGGTCATCAAATGTATTCTCGCAATATTCCATACAAATAACTTGAATTGGGAATTTTTTTATAGTAGCGTTTATTTCCTCCTCTTCTTCGGAATCACTAACATCTTCATAATCGTCTTCATTTGATATTTCATCTTCTTGATCTTCTTTATTGTCTTTATTGTCTTCATCTTCGTCCATCTCCATATTATTATCTATGGCATCATCATTTACGAGTTCTGGAATCTCTTCATCCATGTTATCTTCCTCGTCTGTATGGGATGATCTAGATGAACAAGTGGAATTCGATTTTAATGTAACTTGGCTCATATTTTTTTTGTCGGATAAACCACCGTTCAAATTATTTAAATCGACGGTCTCTAAATTCATTTCAACCATGCTTCCATCAATGTTTTCAATAGAGACATTTTCATCAAACACATCTTCGAATAATTCGTCCGTAAAAGAATTTATAGATAATTGAGACATAGCACTAGTGTTTTGTTGTATTTTGATGGGTTTTAATTTACAGTTTTCGTTTTCGTTTTGGAATAAATGCTCATAATCGTCTATTTTAAATAACACGTTCTTGTTTTTATTAAAAAATTCAGAATTATTCAAGTATTCAATATCATCACAAACATTCAAAATGAAGTTATTTTTAATACCTAAAAAGGATCCATAGTAATCTACGCCATGGACAAAATTACATGTATGTATTAATGTGCTAGATAAATGTACAAACATACCGTCTACGTATGCAGAATTATTTGGGTCTATAAATTTACTGTTGCATTGGGCATCCGTTGAAGTGATATTTGGCAAGGTATATAATTTTTCATCTTGAACATTGTATTTACCGATTAAATACTTATAAGGGTCTAATAGTGGTGCTAATTTAAAAAATACATCCCTGTCTTTGGTTTTGTTATTATTTATGTTTTTTAGTTTGCAATTAAATATGCGATTGTTTTCTTCGTTTTCTTCTTCATCATCACAATTCACGTTTGAAATATACCATTTGTGGTTTAAATTAACGTTGTTAAAATTTGTCTCATTTAAGGAGAAGAACTTTGAATAAATGGGTATATAATTTTGTGTATTAGACAAAAAAAGAGTACGTGGGTTTTCTAAAGTTTTAAAAAGTTCATTGTTCTTTCGTTTTTGATAATTTACAAACATCTTTCTTTAGCTAATTAATATATAAATTATATGTGTTTTTAACTTATTATAAATGATAAATAATAAATTTCACTTTATGCTTATTTCGTAAAAAAGATAAAATAATCTTTCTAAAAGTTATAAGATATGACCTTAGAACTAAAAAAATTTGATATGAAGAGTATTCAGTTTAAACCAAATGAAAACAAAGGTCCTGTAGTGGTTTTAATCGGTAAGCGTGACACTGGTAAATCATTTTTAGTGAGAGATTTATTATATTATCAACAAGATATTCCTATTGGCACCGTTATTTCTGGGACAGAAGAAGGCAACGGATTTTATAGCAAAATGGTGCCGAAGTTATTTATCCATAATGAATATAATTCTGCTATAATAGAAAATGTTTTGAAACGGCAGCGTACCGTGTTGAAGCAGGTTAAAGAAGAAATGGCTACGTATAAACGTAGTACTATTGACCCTAGGGCATTCGTTATTCTGGATGATTGTCTTTATGATAACACATGGTCGCGTGATAAATTAATGCGATTACTTTTTATGAACGGTGAAATGTTTGCCGGAGTCATTCCAAAAGAATGGCTAGTTTACTGCTTTATTTAGCATTAAGCAACACGTCCAAATTGCGGAGACCTCTCGTTTTAGAACTGTGTAAAGTTCTTTGAAGGTTTATACTACTAAGTTATTATAGAAATATAGTAATGGCTTATGCTAATCACATAAGGTATAGTAAAAAGGTATAAAATAGAGAAAACCCGCAGCTCGTCACCTAAGTCCGTTATTGGTAAGGATATGGTGATAGTTCAACGACTAAATGCCCGTGGGGTTGAGAAGTTTAACCAACTTCGATGATACCTTAAGATATAGTCTAAACCCATTCGAGAGAATGTTATGCCCATTTAAAAAGCATAAATTTAATGATTTTAGAAGGAAATTTCTAAATGAAAATGGTATAAATTGAGACACTGGAAGGTGATGTTAGTCATCACTATGCAATACCCTTTAGGTATTCCGCCCACATTGCGTACTAACATCGATTACGTTTTTATTCTAAGAGAGAATTATATAGCAAACAGGAAACGAATATATGAAAATTATGCCGGTATGTTTCCAACATTTGAGTCCTTTTGTCAGGTCATGGACCAGTGTACGGAAAATTATGAGTGTTTAGTTATAAATAACAACTCGAAATCGAACAGATTACACGACCAAGTGTTTTGGTACAAGGCCGACAATCACGGTGACTTCCGATTGGGTTCAAAAGAATTCTGGGAATTGTCGAAAAACCTTAAAGACGAGGATGAAGAAGAACAATATGACCCAAATAAGACCAAAAAACGCGGAGGTGGGCCTAAGATTAGCGTTAAGAAAACAACGAAATGGTAAAACCTTGCGTTAAATTTGGTTAATCCAATCTTCCATAATTTTATAATCAATTGAATGTTGTTGTTTACATATTTCAATCGTGCAATATTTCGTCTCAAACATTCCACTCCCAAAAAACAAAAACCCGCTTAACGAAGTACCTTCTAACATATGTACATAATATTTATTTTGTTTTTTTTCAATAGTACCAATTTTTGATGTATTTATAACCAATTGCGTTAGTTTTAGAAATCTAGTCATTATATAACGTATCATAAATGGTTTAAATTGATTTATTATATATTATTTTATAAAAATATACAATAATGGTTTATAAAAATTATTTTATATATATATATAATATATTTTTATAATGAATAAAATTATAAAAAATACACGTGAGACATTGAGGATACCAACAAAAATAACAAATGAGAATATAAAAAAATACGTAAAGTATTATATAGAAAGTAAAGAAAATCTACCATGGGATTTAAAGGATAAACAGATAGGTCAATGGGACGTTAGTAGAGTAACGGATATGAATAGATTGTTTGGTAATCAAGCAAATTTTAATGAAGCCTTAAATGATTGGAATGTCAGTAACGTAACGAATATGAATGGCATGTTTTCGAATTGTTATAATTTTAATAGTCCTTTAAATAAATGGGATGTTAGCAGGGTAACTGATATGGGTAGTATGTTTATGAATTGTTTTAAATTTAATCAACCTTTTTTTAACGAAGAGTTAAATAGAAATTGGAATGTTAGTAATGTAACAAATATGAATAGTATGTTTATGAATTGCTGGGATTTTAATCAAGCGTTAGATAGTTGGAACGTTAGTAATGTTTTAGATATGAATGATATGTTTAAATATTGTGCAGATTTTAATCAACCGTTAAATAGTTGGACCATTAATCCTGAAGCAGTTACATTTGAAATGTTCACTTCTCGTAGCATGTTGGAAACAAATAAACCAACAATGCCACGAAGACAACCAACGCCAACGGCACCTAAACCAGTAGTTGACCCAAATCAAGTTCATAAGGCAGCCGGAAACATTAAATACAATGAATTAAATGATTTTTTATCCGCAAAAATTGGCAACCCAGCAATGCCTAGTAATTTAAATTATCCAAATTACATTACTGACACAATAAAATCATTAATTAGTACCTCACTAATTAGTAACCCGTTTAGTAGGGAAGCACCTAGTAAAAAAGAACAACTCGACGGAGTTCAAATAATTCTGAATAGATTAAACAATCCCTATTTTAGGTACAATGATTTAAATGAGTCCGTAAGAAAGTCTATTTTTTATTCTTTGGAATACGTAAAAAAGCAATCACGCTTATTTCAAAAAGCGTACGTTGATAGTTTTATTAAGGATTGTCTTCAAGCTCATGAAGTAGGTGATACAATGAGTTGTATAAATGGAGTATTAGAAAGATTGGTGCTTTCTTTAATTCCTGCTTGTGTTACTTCTCAAAATAAACAAGATTGTAGTACAATTATTCCTTTAATTACAGGTTTTCAAGATTATATATTAGATTGGTTTAAATTACATTCACCCAAGCATTTCACCTATGTTAATGAACCTTTTCCAAGCGATTCACAAGCAAGAAGAGCCAATTTGAAACAATATTTATTGGAAAAAATAAAAATACCAGGTAAAGAAGATGTGGTCGAAGATATGATAGAAGAAAACATTAAAAAATGGGGAGATTATAACGATTATGATGATGAAGATTTTACGCATGGAGAGACGAATAAAACAGGCGGTAGAAGAACGTTGAAACGAAGAAAAGGGAAACGAAGACAAACGATGAAAAAGGCCAAAACGGTGAAAACCGTAAAACGAAGCATCGGAAAACGTAATGCCAGATATTTAAGGAAAAGAAAAACAAGAAAATAATATTTATATATATATATTTATGTCTGTCAGAAGAAGCACAAGAGGAACGGCAAGAGGTTCAGAAGAACAAGATGTATCTAAACGAGCAAGAGTAGAAATAATAACAAACGAAAATATACGTGGATATGTTAGTGCGTATATACATAGCAGAGGTTCACTACCTGCTTATTTACGAGATGAACCCATAGGTTCATGGGATGTTACTGGTGTAACTAATATGAGTAAATTGTTTGAAGGACAAAATACTTTTGATGAACCTTTAGGTACATGGAATGTTACAAACGTAACTAATATGCAAGATATGTTTAGCGGATGCAGTACGTTTAATCAATCATTAACTGGATGGGGTAATAACCTAAAAAAAGCAAATATGATGAGACACATGTTTTATAATTGTACTGCATTTAATAATGGAGGTGAACCATTAAATTGGACTATTAAAGCTGTAGAATATGTTGATGGTATGTTTCAAAATTGTGCTGCGTTAGAACAACCAATAAATTTTGTTCTTGGAAATAACAAATTAAGATACACGTCAGGTATGTTTGATGGTTGCAGTATGTTTAATCACCCACTAAATTGGGGTGAATTAAGTGTTGGCCGTGTAACAGAAATGCATACTATGTTTCGTGGCTGTTCACTTTTTAATCAACCACTCAATTGGCGTGTCAATAGCGTAGAACAAATGCAGTATATGTTTCAGGGATGTACGAATTTTAATCAAGATTTGAGTCAATGGAATATCAGCAGTGTACAAAATATGTCGTATATGTTTGATGGTTGCACGAGTTTAACTCAAGCACCGATGGCTTGGGTTGATTACATTGCTGCCAAAATTCGTAGCCGTCCTGGTAATGTTAACAATATGTTTCGAAATTGTCCGGCAAGAGCCCAAATTATCGCACGCGTTGCACTTCCAGAAATTGAAGAACGCAACGATGTATATCATCCAGATAATAACCCTCAACAAGACGACGACAATGAAGAAGACGATGACAATGAAGAAGACGATAACCATGGAGAAGACGAACATCAACGAATTTTTAATCCTAATGAAGTTCATAAAGCAGCAGGAAACATTGACATGGATGGATTAATCGAATTCTTAAAAGAGAAGACCGGTGAAGTAATGCCAGAAAATCCAGAAGATCCAAAAGATGTATTAGTAAATTTTCCTCTTTTAATTAAAGATACAATTGTAAACATACTTAAGGAAAGTGATGAACCGAATGCTACAAAAAGACAACAAATAGCTGAACTGGTAAGTTTATTGAAAACCAGATTAGGTGGAATTGATTATAAAGAAATAAATAAAAATCTACTAAAAGGAGTGTTTTATAGTTTGAAATATATAAAAACACAGTCACTTTTAGTTAAAAAAAATTACGTTGCTGCTTTTCTTCGAGATTGTGCTACTGCTTACGACAAAGAAGATGATGAAGACACAATGACTTGTGCGGCAGGAGCATTAGAAAGAATAATAATGTCTTTAACAGTTTGTAATGCTGATACTACTTCTCTTGATAATACAGATTGTAAAAAAATTATATTCTTTATAATGGGTATTAAAGAGTACATACTTGATTGGTATAAATTACATAAACGTGATAAACCTGGCCCAGATGGTAAGGCTACAGGTACTAGTGTAAACGGCGCCCCTTTTCCTGGTGAGACAGATATAGATGAGAATGCTATGGAAGAGGAAGGAGTAGATAAGGTGTTAAGTCAAAATCTTAGAAGACAAGATTTAAAAGCATATCTACGTAAACAATTACCAGATATAAATATTAGTAAAATAAATGAAGGTATAATAAATTTTGCTGATTATATTCTATATGATGATGATTCTTTTACATATGGAGAAAAAAATCGTGGAGGTAGAAGAAGAAAGACGAAACGAAGAAGTAGAAAGGGGAAACGAAGACAAACGATGAAAAAGGCTAAAACGGTAAAAACTGTAAAACGACGAATTTCAAAGAAGGCAAGAAGAACCATAAAACGAAGAAAATAAAATAAATAAAATAAAATAAAATAATATGTTTTTCAAAATATATTATTTTTATAACCTACTTAAAGAAAAACCCGTTTTTACTACAACCATGTAAAGAAATTCTGATTTTTTGATAAAAAAGTTCCCTACATTTTTAAAAATATTGAATATTTTTATTCAAGACTTTTTTTAACTTTTGAAAAATGGACATTTATAAATGTCCATTTTTCGTTTTTCTAAAATAATTTGCCCAAAAACATAAATTTGTGACCATAAAAATTTTTATGGTCTCATCACTGAAAAAAGTTTTTTAATTTTGTGACGATAAATTTTTTTTTATTTAATAAAAAAGGATTTAAAATTATTTTCTTCTTCTATTTTATGGAAACTTTAGGAAACAATTTAGGGGCAAAAAAGGGCGAAAAAGGGCAAATCGAATACTATTGCGAAAAATGCGACTATATATGCTATAAAAAATATAGTTGGAATAGACATTTATTGACATCAAAACATATCCAGGAAACAGATGGAAACATTTTGGAAACGCAAAAAGGGCATCAAAATATTTGCTGTGAAAATTGTAATAAAGAATTTAAAACGCGTTCCGGATTATGGAAACATACAAAAATTTGTATCAGTGACGAAAATAAAATACAAGATGTCGTCATCGATAAAGTAGATAAAAAGGACGAACTCATTGATTATCTTATGAAAGAAAATAAAGAAATTAAAGAATTAATTTTAGAATTAGCAAAGAAAGATTCCTACAATAATTGTAACAATAATTATACCAATTCACATAACAAAGCCTTCAACTTAAATTTCTTTTTAAACGAAACATGTAAAGACGCAATGAACATTATGGATTTTGTGGAATCTATAAAGTTACAACTTTCAGACTTAGAGAGGGTAGGAGAAAAAGGTTATATTGATGGCATTTCTAATATTATCATTAAGAACCTTAAAGAACTAGATGTTACGCAAAGACCCGTTCATTGTACCGACAAGAAGAGGGAAACCATTTATGTAAAGGATGAAGATAAATGGGAAAAAGACGATGAAAATAAAAAGATGCACAAGTTGGTAAGGAAAGTGCAAGACAAGAATTTCAGAATGATTCAAAAATTTAAAGAAAAGTATCCCGATTATAACAGAGCATCTTCAAGACACTCTGATACATATAATAATATAATTATTGAATCAATGGGCGGTAAAGGTGATAATGATTTTGAAAAAGAAGAGAAAATCATTAAAAGGATTTCAAAGGAAGTTTTTGTAGAAAAATAAAGGTTTTAACAATCATCAAATGATATTGTAACCGGATATTTTATATAACAATAATTGGTCCAATTTGTATTCGGGTTATTTAATTCACACCAATCAAATAATATTTTACCTGTGTCCAATTTAAAAGGGAATGGTTCCCACAAATGATATTTGAAGGCAAACAATAAATTCATAATACCCATTTCATTTGTCTTGCAAAGTGTATATTCATTCATCGCTTCAATAAGTTGATTTTTGTTACATAATTTTAAAATTTCAGTGTCATATATCCAAATACAATTTAAAAAATAACTTTCCTTTAACATATCCTCTCCAAAATCGGTTTTCACCTTTTCTATTAATTCATGGTTATCGTAACTTAATTGACATTTGAACTCATTATATTCACCATGTTTCCCGTCAGTAGGTGCTAACAATTTACATTTATAATCCAGTTCTAATAAATATTTAACATCGTCTAATACTCTGAGACCCGCGTCTAAAAATACAACTCTATTCCACTTAGTAAAATAATTATCAAAGACGTGTAATTTCTCCCATTGGTTCAATTTGGTGATTTCTCTCTTGTCGCTATTTGAAAATCCATTTTCTCCAATCTTTGATAATAAATTTGTTTTATCTATTTTATCAAATTGAACCTCAGAGACATTATAAAACTGCTTAAAATTTTCATTTAAATGAAAGTCAATTGTGATTAAAACTATGTCGCCAAACCAATTTCCTTTGCTTCTTAAATCAATAACGGTTCGCTTTGCTTTATTAAAATAATTAGAGTCTGTTACCAAGACAAAAACTGTATTTTCTTGCGTATTTTCTATTGTATTTTCTAGTTCGGAAATAAGAATATTGTTATAAAAATTGTTTGCTTCTTCTGTCATCGTTCTATGAAAAGTTATTCCATTATTTAATTCAAGTTCATTCTTATGATTATCTATGAAAAAACGTTTATTGTCAATTTGATTAATTTTATGCGTTTCTTTTAATTCGTTAATCCATAAACCAATACATAAATCATCACACCAATGTTTATAAGAGTTATTAATTCCTGATTGTTTAACGTAATTATATAATAATTTATATAGACCATTAGATATAGCATAACCTGCACCGCCGGACATATATAAACAAAAATTATCTTTAATGTGGTCTAATTCGTTTCCAATATAAAATAATTCTGATGGATTATAATCTTTAAGATAATCTTCTAATCGATTCATAAATACAAACGTATCATCATCAATAAAAATATACCAATCGTAATCAGGAATATTCATATTATAGATAAAATGAATGTATTTCCAAGTTATATTTTTCTCATCATCCATAGAATGCCAACCGAATTGCCTTTTTTCATGATCAGGTTTAGACGTTAAATAATAAATATCTTCCTTATTTATATTTTTAAGCATCGTTTCCATTTGGTATTTTACTCTTGTATCCAAATATTTATCACACGTAGAAATAATATAACATATTTTCATTATAAGTTATATTATTTATTTGATTTTAAATTGCTTTTTATTTATTTACTTTATTGTTTCGATTATTTATTTTTTATATGCGAATTTATTATTTATTCTTTCTTATTCGCAAAAGGTCCGCTCACTAATTGACTTTGGCCGTTGTCTGACTTGCCCACAATAATATTTTCACCCTCAAAC